CTCTTTGTATCCCCCATTGGGGGTCCACCGTTTCCGGAAGGCAACTAAAAGGTTACCTTATTAGAGTGTAGACGGATATCCGTTTTACACCAAGCTTCCCGGGAATTCCCACAGAAAGCCCCTCACTAGAGGAAAGAGCGTCCGGAGACGCTGGCTCGTATGTTGCTTTCCAGTACTCATAGTCAGCACTCTCTCGAGTGTAGATTGAGTAACAGGGCAAAACGCGATCGCCGCTGTAGACCCTAAAGGATCGACGCGGTTTCCATGTGAAGGTGTCAAACACAGAACCTGCCCAACCCCTTGCAAGATGCTTAGGTTTGGGTTCAGGCACCCACTTTCCAAGTAGGTGTCCATCGCCGTAACCATCGGGCCCGTATATGCGAATACACGGATCGATGAGCGACACGATAGAGTCTGTGGCCTCGAAATCGAATGCACGATAGTAACTATTGTGCAACCTGAAAAGGTCCGACACGAGGAGCCTGTCCTTAATATAGACAGGTCGGATATCAATACCATGGAAGTAATCCGCTCCACAACTTTCGCGGAACGGACCCTCGTTAAAGCTCTTAGCTCGATTTACCTCGAAGCCCACTTGATAGAGGACCTCGGTAAGTAAGGGGTATGCGGCGGATGGACAGATTATGTCGTCGCCGTACGCACGGACTTCCTTCCAAGGAATTCCGAGCTCTACGCAGCAGCCATAAGCCAATGCATAGAAGATTAACGTTTCTAAAGGAAACGTAAACCCGTTGCCCATCGAGGAGAACTTTTCTAGGCGGATCAAGGTTCCATCAAAACTGGCGGTTCCTGTCCGGAACCGCTTCAGAAGGTAGAACCAGTCGTTCGGGAGAAGGTCGTAGACCAACTCGAGAGCAACGGTGTCACTCGCACTAGAGAGGTCGACAGTCGCCAGCGACCCATCGAGCGAACCCTTACGGGCCGCTCTCTGGTTTGCTGTTTGATCGCGAATGTCGATTCCGCAGACCCGGAGCCTCTCAGCCATGAACTTACCGATTCCCCCTTGATACAGAGTATTAAGGGACGGTTCAACCATGACTGATCGGTCTTCCTTCGCTGACTTTGGTACGAACACCACTTTACCAGGATGAATTATCACTGGGAGTGGTCCAACGTCCTTGAGGGCTTGCGCCCACGTTGGAAGCTCTTCCCACACTAAGTGTAGTGACGGAGCTAGTTCTACGCTACAGGAGGGGACAGTCCCGAGTTTTGCTCGGGCCGACGCCATTCTTTTTGGGATTTGCGTCGTCGCGCCAGGGCCAAAATGAAGAACCATGTTTTTCAACGAAGGTACATCTCCGAGAATGAGAGCGATTTTCCGCGCGGCGTGAAAAAGTACACGTTCCGTACGGGGGAATAATTGATATTCCCCTACTCTCCTTCTCTTAAAGATTTCGTTCGTCTGCCGACATTTTTCTTCGGCCGCTCTGAACTTCTGGATTGCTGTGGCTCTTCTATCAAATCCGAGGTCGAGATCTTTCCGTTTTTGGAAAAATGCAAGCCCTTGGCGGATATTAGAAGCTGAGCGTTCGTCGAGAACAGAGTAATCAACATCAAGCAAAATGAGACCACGGATATCGTCACGCATGAGTAAATCAGCGTAGCGAATGCCGTGCTCACCCGCCTGGTTGAAGTGCCTGAGCGCAAGGCTCTTAAGGAGGACATAGCTGTCACTCTGCAGAAGAGGCTGATCCCAGCGAGAGTATCGCATAACTTATCCTTAGAAAGGAGTTAGTTGGGCCGCATAGAAGCGGTCAAGGTAAAACCTTGATCAGAACCTGATCAGGTCGGTGCGTTCAGCAAGTCGAAAAGGTCGGCCGCAGGGCCGGTCGTGACAGGAGTCACGCTTGTCGAAATGCCGCCGGCGATATTAAGTGCCAGTTGACGCACCAACCTCCGCCCGGAGCTGTCCGACCGCTCATGAAAGAACCCGACCAAATCGATCGTGTTCTCATAAGCGACCTTCGGAGCCGCCGAGTAGCCCGCAGAGTTGGAGCCCGTAACCACCTCTTGAACCGGGACGACTGTCCTGGAAGAGAGCCGGTACACACCCGACTTCTGGCGCTCGAGGGTCATCGTGTGTCGCACTTGTGCGTACACGGGGACACCCGAGGCAGATTCCCGCCATTGGGCGGTAACCTTGTCCTTCTCGCGAGAGACGGACACCGGAAGAAGCGTGTGAGATACCGGGGTTCCGGCACCATCATAAGCGACGATGTTGGCGATTGCTGCCATAGGTTTCGAGTAGTGAGGGTTATCCTCTTTCTCAAGGAGGCCCAGTTACCGGTTGCCAAACCGGGGAAAGGCGTTAGTGAGGAGAGCCACGCTGTTAATAGCGTGAACCCAAGACGCGATTTTGTCGCGCCCCTTAAAGGAAGGCAGAGGAACTTCGAGGGAAGTTGTAACAACTCTTTCGAGCGTACCATACCGGTGAAACCAACTTTCTAATGGGAAAACCCAAAAGACAGGGTCGCTCCCCGGTAAG